CAACGCTTCCTGTGGCAGACACCCCACCAACATAGGCTTCATTTAATTTAGAAAGCCTAACATATCCGTTATAATCAAATAATGCCCCAACTTCTAGACCTTGATCATTCGTTTGTAGATTAGTCAGCGTTAATGCTGTATGCCTGCCTTCACCAGGATTATGATTCTGCTCCAAAAAGATTGAAAAAGCCCTGATTATCTCTGTCATATACGTATGATTGTACTCCTGCGGCGGTACAGGAAAGTACGGACGTACCAGATTTCGTGACATTAACGCCTCCCATCTGGTCTTATATCCACTCTAGGAGAACCCAAACGCCAACCTACACCCGTTGTTGAAGATTCAATCTTCACCGCAAATGAACGACCCCGCAATCTAACATGAGCCTGTTCTGTAAACTGTTCCACAGGAACCGTAGCTGTTTGAGTCACGGAACTTGTGTCCGTCTGCAAGTAGTTACCGCCCGGGAAGTTTCGTGCCTGCAAAGTAAAGTCCACAACAGGATTCGCAACGGACGAATTTCTAAAAGTTAAATCAGGTATAAGACGCCGGATAAAAGTGAACTGTTCACCCTCTCCTAGATCAATTTGACTGGACTCAACATAACTGGTGATAGCCGTAGCAGGAGTCGTACTGCCATCATCAAAGCCAATTTCTTGCAAATACAGATATCCATCAGTGCTTGCTGCAATAGGCTCTTGATTAATGCCTCGATCAATCCAGCATGTGCGCGGCAAAGAACCATAATACCAGATCTGTTGCTGGTAGTTGTACACCGCATATCTGTCGTTTTCTGAAGATGTGCTAGATGGATAGAACCACCAGATCTCACCAAAAGAAGAATTGATTGCAGCTGTAACTTTTTGAGCTTCAGCAGCGTTAAAGTCATTAAAAATGTAATCTCTAATAGTACAAGGCAGACGCTGAACAGAACCTGTATACACATAAAACTCTTCAGCACCCATCCAATACACCGTATCATCCACTGCGATAACTGACAAAGGCCCGTTAATAGTGATGTTCTCGGAGATTAAAGTGATTCCAAAAGTAAAGGGAGGCCCAAGATACTGCATCGCATGTAATGAAACATCAGTCCAAACAAGAATCTGTTGCCGAGTTTCGGTAGCTGCAATGATCTCGGAACCCGTTCCAAGCCTCAAGTCACCTGCATCATTAGTAGCAGTCGCCTGCCAGTCAGTAATAGATTCTTGTGCCGAGAACCGAATAAGCAATGGATCTTGATCCGTACTGGTCTCAGGATCACAACCAAAAGCAATCACATGCCTATCTCTGTCAGAAACTAAAACCTGTTTGGCAATGGTTGGTGTAGAAGAGTTCGCACCCACCAAGTCCTTAATCTCAACAGCTCTTGCGGCAACAGTATTTGTTGCATCCCAATAATATATTCCACCATCTCTTATATTGATGATTAAATCTTCACCAAAATTGTCATGACTCCAAATCCTAAGAGTAGCTTCACCAGCGGCGATACTTGCTGCACTGCCCCATGTGCCTCGTCCCCATGTGCCTGCGCCCCAACCAGTTCCAGATACAGTTGTATCCAGACCAGTGTGAACCTGATACTGAGCGGTGCAAGTGTTGAAAGTCGCGGTAATATTGGTGTTTGTAGCCGTAGCATTAGCACTCATCTCAAAGGTCGTGCCATCAGTAATAGAAACAATAGTTGTCCCAGATGGGATACCTGTTCCACTTATAGGGCCACCAACAACCAGAACGCTAGTATCATCCATCGTTGCAGTAGCGTCACCACTTGTCGTGTCTACTGTGCTATCTGTAAAAGTCCCTGTGCCAGTGTCTGAACTGTTGGAGAAAACGAAAGTATCATCAATTTGTCCATCTACCGTGATTGTATCAATCGTAGTGCCAGCAGTTCTAGCGTTAATTGTATATGTGTCAGACGATAGAATTGTTTGAATCTGATACTCTTGATTCAAAACTCCAGCAGTAATGTTTCCACCTAATGTAGAACAGTTCGTAAATGTAACGAAATCATTTTCTAAAGCATCATGAGCAGTTTCAGTCACGGTAACTGTGGCACATCCTACAGTTGCACCACTAGAGTGTGCTGCCGCAGTTGTTCCTTTTTGTCCTCGTAAGCAGTTAATTAAGTCAGAACCGCTAATACCACCATAGAATATCTCTTCTGCACCAATTTGTATAAATCCGTTAGAAGGGAAGCCTGTAACACTTGTAAGAGGAATAGTTACGTCTGCGGCAACAATAGCGGCACTAATTGTTGTGTTTGGAACAGAGAATGTAACGTCCCCAGGGGAGGATGTAAGACGGATAGGAGTGATGTCATTAAACCCTCCACCCTCATTTATGTAATACTTTAGGTGTGTCCCCACACCTAAAAGAGATGTACCTGCAAGAGTGACCCAAGGGTGAAGTGCTCGACAAGAACCCAGAAAGGAAGCTGCTGATCGTTTTTCCCAACCACCAATTTTTTCAGGTAGTCCGTACCTGAAACGCACTTTGTCACAGTCAAACCATCCGCCCTCATTAGTGTAGGAAGTTGTTTCTCTGTTAACGCCGGGCCTGAATTGCAGTTTGGTTAATGGCATATGACATTAGTTCGCTATAGCTACTTCGTCTTCATCGCTTTCTTCTACTGATGCGATAAGACCGTTTGTAAAGACATCTTGCGCGGCTTGTACTTGGTCAAGCTGAAAACGAAGAGACGCCGCCTTGGCTTGCAGATCGCGTATCTGGTTAATCAAATACATCTGCTGATCGTCAAGGTTTGACTCTTCGTACTCTTTACCCGCAATGGTAACTACGTTTGACTCACTCATGCTGAGTACGCCTTTCCTGCTGTGATAGCGGCATTAGCTGCGGTCATGCTTTCTGTAGTCCAGAAGTCTTTAGCAACCATGATTTCCAGATGCTCAACATTCCTGTTTACACAATCCTGTTTATCTGCGGCATCATCGTCTGCCATCTGTGTGCCAGCAATAATAGCATTGATGAGGTCAACGCTGTGGCCCATTGCTGTGTAGTGCTGTGCGATTTGTTCTGCTGTTAGTTCGTCCATTTTAATACTCCTTTAGCAAGCCATTAGGACACAAGGCACAAGATATGACCCATCGTCATATGTGTGCGAAATATGAGTTGATGTTACCTTTGCGATTGTTTTGCTACGAACAATATCGTCACCTTGCGGCTTTGCAGTGCCATCGCCAGCACTCATTAGCAAGTCACCTCTGGCTACAGTTGTGCCTTGTGCAATGCGGATGACCATATCGCCTGTCATTGCGACATTCATATCATTCCAGTCATCATCGTTATCCCAGTTGACAAAGACACCAGCAACATTCGGGTCACCTTCTACAGACGACACCGCCATTTTGTTTAGCTGTTCGTTATCTTCATCGCCCCACTCAACCATTTCATCAAGGTTGGTCATCACCGTGCCTTTGACAATGGAAGTATCTTTGCTGTTATCAAGCAGTCTAGACCAACGACCCAAGTGACCACCGTTGTAGGTGACGGTTGTACCTGATACAGAAATATTACCTTCCGTACTACCATTTTGTGTAAAACTAACAATGGCCCCATCATCAACTGTTCTGGAAAAATTGCATGAGTTTCCACCAGCCCTTGCGGTGCTAAGAAGACCATCTTCTCTCAAACTGATGCCACCACCAGAAGTATAAGTATAAACAGCAGGTTGGTCAGCATCTGATAGATTGAAACCCCAAAATCTAGTGCCACTATGCAGTATATACATTGCTCTAGGATTACCATCGCCATCCGACAGCACGATGTTGTTGCTTCCAGTGCGTATGTCCAAGCCGCCTTGGTTGCCGTCATAGCGACCAATGATGGTATTGCTCGAACCAGTAGTCATTGCAGCACCAGAATTACGACCAATAGCGGTGTTGTATACGCCTGTAGTGAGTACTTCTAATGATTGAAAGCCAATGCCGGTATTATCCGTTCCTGTGGTGTTTCCACCAAGCGCATTACGCCCTACTGCGATATTTTGCCCACCTGTTGTATTTGCATCTAGAGCAGAATTTCCAATCGCTACATTGTTTGTGCCAGTAGTGCTGTTATACAAAGCGTTAAGTCCGAAACCAGTGTTGTTGTTTGCGGTGGTGTTACTCACCAACGCACCCTGACCCACCGCTGTATTATAAGTACCGGTTGTGTTATTAAGCAAAGCAGAGTCACCAACGGCAGTGTTTTGTGTGCCACCTTGATTTTCTCTTAAAGCATCATAACCCACAGCCACGTTGTAACTATTGGAAATGTTGTTCTCTAACGCCTGATAACCCACAGCCACGTTGCGTGTGCCAGTGGTATTATTATACATCGCTTGATAACCAACAGCAGTGTTACTGACGGCGGTGGTGTTATTAAATAGTGCTTGGTCACCTATAGCGGTATTATTAGAACCTGTTGTGTTGTAATATAAAGGCCGGTAACGGCCTACAGCAGTATTTCCTGTTCCGGTAGTGTTTGAAAATCCGGCTTGATATCCAACCGCACAAATGTTTCCTGTTGTGGTACTATAAGCAGCAGTTCTCCCTACAGCAGTAACATAAGTAGATGTTGCGTTATACGCAGCTTCAGCACCTATTGCCACATTGCTACTACCAGTTTGGGTATTATAAAGAGCCAGATATCCCACTGCCGTGTTGTTGTCTGCGGTGGTGTTGTTTCTTAAGGCTTCTTTTCCTACAGCCACGTTAAGGCTACCAGTTGTATTAAACCTTAAAGATGTAGTACCCAAAGCTACGTTATCTGAACCGGATGTATTTGCATACAGCGCAGTGTAACCCATAGCAACATTTCTAAGTCCTGTGTTGCTGCGAAGGGCATAGTTTCCAACAGCAGTGTTGTCACCGTTGGTAGTAACTGAAAAGAGGGTTTCATAACCCACTGCTACGTTGTGGGTTGCGGTGGTGTTTGAACTTAATGCCCTGTAACCTAAACCAGTATTAAAAGAGCCGGTGGTGTTTGCGTCTAAAGCAACTTTACCCACTGCCGTGTTGTAGTTACCAGTGGTGTTTGCGTAAAGAGTATTGTAACCGACTGCGGTGTTTTCTGCGCCAGTGGTATTAGTATACAAAGACTGATAGCCAACTGCTGTGTTTTGGGATGCGGTGGTGTTTAGGTGCATTGCTACATGGCCGATAGCTACATTTGATGTACCTGTCGTGTTGTAGTACAAGGCTTGCTTGCCCACTGCGATGTTGTTGCTGCCCGTTGTGTTAGTGTAAGCAGCTTGATAGCCAACTGCTGTATTGTTGCTAGCGGCGGTGTTGTTTTCTAACGCAGAGCGTCCTAATGCAGTGTTTTGAGTGCCTGTACTGTTGTCGTAAAGGGCCGCACGTCCAAGGGCCACATTGTTTGTGCCTGTTGTATTACTGAAAGCAGCCTCAAACCCAACAGCCGTGTTGCCATCTGCGGTGGTGTTGTTTAGCAATGCTGAAGCACCTAGTGCAGTATTACTTGCACCTGTTGTGTTTAGCTTGAAACTATCGCTACCAACAGCGGTGTTATTGTTTCCAGTGGTATTTGCATTGCCAGCTTTATAACCCATTGCAGTAAGCGAAATGCCAGTAGTATTTGCATAGCCGGCTTGATAACCAGTAGCTGTGTTGTAGCTTGCGATGTTGTTTAATAGAGCAGTAGAGCCAACCGCCGTATTATAACTGCCTGTACTGTATCTTAATGACTGTCTGCCTACAGCCGTGTTGTCGGCTCCTGAAACATTAGCTGCTAAAGAATAATAGCCAAGTGCTGTGTTATAATAGCCAGTGGTATTCACTGTGAGCGTTTCTTGTCCAATCGCCACGTTTGCGGCACCAGATAAGCTGCCATCATCAAGTGCTTGGTCACCCAAAGCCACGTTGCCTGTACCAACAGGATAGTTACCATCCAGCTTGATTGTACCGCCGTCTACGTCAAGGTTACCAACAAGCTGAGTGTTACCAACATAATATTCATTTGCTTGAAGATATGTGACAATAGCTGTAGATCCGCCACCGTCAAACTTTAGAACAACATCTTTTCCATTCGGAATCTCGATATCTCGGCTTGAACTGTAAGTGCCCTGAAATATAAGGATGGAACGTGAACCAGATAAGCTGTTACGGAAATATACGACCTTTTCCGAATCATTAGGCGTAAGCTGTACATAAGCAGTTGCGCCTAAATCTCCGCCATCCACAAATTCAATATACTTATTACGACCCGTGGACACCGCACCATCCGTGATCGGAAGCGCTGTAGGAGATACACTTGACCCAGCCGTTGAAAGCGTAACCGCTTCAATACCGCCAATTGCTTGATCAAGGATGTCAAAATTAGTGTTGGTTGTAGCGCCCCAAGTTCCTGACTGTTCCCCGGTCGCTGGTTTTTCAATACCTAAATTAGTTGTGTATGTACTAGCCATATCTTAGATCGCCTCTCACGCTGCTATGTTTGTCCAATTTGGTGTCTGCGCCGGAGTGGTCTCACCCCATGCCGGCGTTTGCGTAGGAGCGATAGGAGTATAACTCGGATTTTGATTTGGCACAATAGTACCCCAAACAAGTACAGATCCAACTTCCCCACTAGCTGAAACACCAGTTAGTGAAACATTCGCATCTGCTGTTGTGCTTACACTCCCAACTATACCAGAACACGACAAACCAGTGACACTAACTGTCATTCCAAGTTCTATAGTTACTGAGCCTACACTACCTGTAGCTGCTAGACCAGTAACTGAGACATTGGCGTCAGCGTTTGTTGTTACTGAGCCTACAGTGCCTGTAGCTGCTAGACCTGTAAGAGCTACGTTGGCATCGGCCTGTACTGTAACTGAGCCTACACCACCTGTACTTGTCAAACCAGTAACAGGTACATTTGCTTCTGCATCAACAGTGGCCGAACCTACTGCGCCTGTGGCTGTAACACCTGTAAGAGCTACATTGGCGTCTGCTGTAACGGTTGCAGAACCTACGCCGCCTGTAGCCGCTAGACCTGTAACACTCGTATTGGAATCCGCTGTAACAGTGGCCGAACCTACTGCACCTGTGGCTGTAACACCTGTAACACTCGTATTGGAATCCGCTGTAACAGTAGCAGAACCTACGCCGCCTGTAGCTGCAAGTCCAGTGACTCCTACATTGGCCTCCGCAACAACAGTGACAGAACCCACGCCGCCTGTGGCTGCAAGTCCAGTAACTGGAGCGTTAGCTTCCGCAACAACAGTGACTGAGCCTACCGATGCCGTAGCAAAGGGAAAGCCACTTTCACCCCACGGATCTTCGCCCCAACCACCACGACCCCAGCCGCCTATTGGAACGATGATATCAGCCATGTTTAGGCGATCCGGATTATTGCATTACTCGCATCTGCCGCTGGAAATACAATTGTAAAGTCACCTGCGGTTGATGTTTTGTCTGAACCAAAGTCTAAAACAACTACGGATGGGTCACCTGCTGCGGAATCATTAAAGATAAGCGCACCGCGAGCAGTGATTGTAGCCGTGCTAAACGTAAGATCTGCAAAGTCAGTAAATGCTGTAGTCCCACTTGTAGTAGGATCTACTCTCGTAAGTGCCGCGCCTTTAGCTGAATAACCAGTTCCAGATACCTCGTCTGTAGCTGTGTAAGCGGTTGTAGCCGCAGTAAATGAAGCGTTATTGTCATACAGCGCTAAATTGAACGTGCTACCGCCTGAAAGTTTAAAGTTGTGAACAGCTTCAAGTAACTCTTTTTTGAAGCTCGTACACATAAAATTGCCCGTAAATGCCATGTCACAGTCTCCTTATTTGTTCGGCAAGTTTTGCATAACCTGCCTCAGATAGGGCGTTATGTACCGTAGTTCTATCACTTTTTATTGCTTCTCGCATGTAAAAAGCTACAACCGCCAACATATGCTTTCTATATGCATTTGCTTGGTCACGAATGGCAGGATGAGCTTGATCCGATACACTGATCAAACGATCCACACAGCGTTCTGCCACTTCTTCAGGTGTAAACCCTCGATTACTTGTGGTTTGAACGGACACCGAAAAATCTTCCGGCATATCTACTATTGCCTTAAACATTATGTTTTTGGCCTCCTAATTTGTCCTGTGCGATACTCATCAGATATCTCAAGAGCCTCACCAAAGTTTTTAAGACGGGATAAAGCCTCACCAAATCTAGCATTGTACGCCCCTAATACGTCTTGTTCGCCTTTCATAAACACATAGGCCTCAATTAAAGAGCCATATAATAGGGCAATTTCAGCATTTTCGCTTAACCAAGTCGTTCCAGTGCCAGCCCCCGCTGTTAAACTAGGAGGCCGATACAAATAATGAAGTGTCGTAACGTAATTAGCGTTAGGTGTTGGCCCAAGCAAAAAATTACTTACATCAAATTGTGCATAATAAAGGGGGTTGCCAGTTGTCGCAGGGTCTGGAGTGTATGTCTGAACATAGTCCAAATCTTTAAATAACAGAAAAGACTGGTCACCATTAGCATCTGTAAAACTCAAAGACATAGGTGCCAAAAAGTCAGTCGGACACGCTAAAAACTGGTTAGCATTGGCCATTACACCAGAAACATTCTTCTGAAACAGGTTTAGTTGTACAGATTTAAGAATACGTTCCTCTGCAAGTCTTATGAATACAGGGATATTATTAACGAAAGTAGTTTCGTTGTTCTCTGTGTAGTCTTGTATCGCCTGTTGTAATTCTGTGTATGTAAATGCCATTATGTCACCGTTACCGTAACTACCCCTACTTGGCCTAACGCCTCCAAGTTATTCGGCGGATTAATTGGATTAGTGGGCGGACCACCAACAGGATTCCAACTCCATTGAATGTTCCGTTGTTGATCTAAAGCCTGTTCCGGACGCGGATTCCTTAACGCTTGAGGATCTGGGCCAACTCTAGGCGGTTCTAACTGCGGGTGTTTTGGTTCATATTCATCTGGACCTACAAGTAGACCATTCCATTCTTCTCGCATATCTCTTAAACGAAACTGAAATCCAGACCTGTCTGAAATCCCATACGCATCTTTTCCTGACGCATATCTAGCCATTACACCCTCAAATATTGAATACTAGGTGTCAATTTGAGTGACACACGATCCTCATCTTCATCTGCCGCACGCTGGAACTCTTCTTCATACACCGTTTTTAAAAGCTGAACTCGTTCTGGAGCCTTTTTAATAGATAAATAGTATGCAAGACCAGCAACCATACAAGGCAAAAACCTAAAGGGGGCATCCGTTGTATTAACGAGCGCGTCAGCATCTTCTATTCGTGTGATATAATAGTATACAAGCTGATCCGTGCTATTTTCAGGCACAGGCCATAAGGTCATTTCAGGGCTGACTTGTCTATTGAAATAAAACTGACTGGGTCTGCCTGTGGTTGTTTTTGTTGGCACATTTAAGTATTCACCGCGACTAAGACGATCTACCTCATAATCAGTTCCTGATCTACGCAAGGCTACTTCAAGAATGTCCGCCATCGGTGAGGCAAGACCATTAGCAGCATTATATGTAGCCGTACCATTGATTAAAGTCAGAGTGTCTTGTTTCACCGTCCAAAGATTTACGCCACGATTCGCCCAGTCCGCATACATCAGATTCAAGGAACGCCGAGCAGAACGAGCATCATAACCGGTGCGAATCTCAATTCCACACCGCTCATACGCTTCCTCAATGATGTCCGCTACATCAAGGTCAAAATCCCTTGAACCTGAAGTTGCCATTATACAAGTGTACCTTTACGCATTGGAGGACGCATCCCGCCGCTCGACATGGGCCTGCGAGAAGTACCCATCATGCGATCCATGCGTCCAGCGTTCATGCCGGTTACGTCACCACGCGGTTTTGCAACAGCCTGTGCCATTGCATCGCCAATAGTTTGTGCCATGCCCACAGCGCGTTTTACATCTCCAGCAACTGAACCACCCATTTGATAACCCATTGCCATTTCTTTTCGAGGGCTGATCATTCCGCCGCCCATGTAGCCTTTTTTCATTTTCTTCTTCATTTTTTTCTCCTCTTAACAGATTTAACACGCCTTGGCTTACCGGCAGGTTGTCCCAAACGCTTCTTCTGGGATATTCTACTCTTTTTTTCGCTTGTAGACAATTCGCTTGACGTTTTAGGGGTTTTGGATGAAACCCGCTTAGACGGGCGACAATAAGGGACACCACGTTTTTCACCCTTCTTTCTGCCACAGGGCTTGCCTGTGCGAACATCTTTCCACTCTTCTTTAAACCAACGCTTGAGCGCTGCACCCTTCTTTGTCTTACGAACTGCCATTAGGACTGCTCCACCGAACCTTTAGTTCTTTTCCGGCGTCTAGGCAAAACACAACCACAACCTCGAGCCACAGCGGTGCCTTTAACAGGCTTGCCTCTAAACTTCCTTTTTGGTTTCGTGTCAGCCATTAGTAGGTCTTACCTCTGCGTTTAGAAGAGCTACTCTTTCTTTTAGATGTTTTACTCTTTCCTCCAGTCCCCCAGTTCTTGGCTCCAACTTTTCGGCATTTAGCAATCGCTCCTGAAGCATACGCTGACGGAAAGACTTTATATCTTGCTTTAACTTTTCGGTAACATGCATCTTTTGCCATTGCCCCGCCTTTAGTTATCTGTTGTGGTATAGAACTTCGCGAGATTGCCAACGCTCTTCTCCGATAAAAATGATTCCCACATAGGCTTTATCATTGCATGATTAGCGGCAACCTTGCCGTGGGTTTCTGTTACTTGTACCTTTAAATCAACAATACTGAGTCCCACCCATCCTATGAAACCAACGGACACGACAGAAAAGAAACTAACAAGACCAATTAAAACTTTGTTTA